CACTATCAACTTGTTCATGTTGGCCGTGCCAGAGTGATCTTCGGCAAACGATTTTTTGATATTGTACCGCTGAGGTTCAGTTAACTGATGAGGATGCGACAACATTGCACTAGGTTTCGCGCCCTGCTTGTAAAAAGTTCCTTCAAATTCCTGTTGGGCCATCGCCGTGCCGATAACGTTTCGGGCCTCAGTAATCGGTGATATGCCGGTAAACCCATCTACAGTTCTATAACGAAGGTGAAGTATTTCGTCCTGCGTATAGACTACTGTGCCTTGATCTCGCGTGACTTCATATCGAACGCGACCATTGACCAACTTAACAGCACGAACACTCTGCGGTGTCAGTGGTAACAACTCAGTCACCAGGCCTGTGCCATCAATCAACTTAAGCGCGTAACCGTTGCCGGTGAGCAAACACGAAGCAACTAACTGCTCGCGAAATTCCATCGCCGTCTGTATCTGGTTGGCTTTGTTGTGCAGCACGTTGTACAGCGGGTGATTAGTGTCAGTTTGTTTACCGCCATCATCTAATCGGCGATATGGCGCAAGAGGTAAGCTGGCAGTCGTTTCTGCAATCAATTGAATGCACGCATGCACCGCTGCGACCTTCGTCACATTTTCTGGTGTTATAAATTGACCCGCCACATTTTCACGCTGCCCGAACATTTCCATTAGATATGGATCTTTGCTGCTTGTGGCTCTTTTCTCGTAACCCAACACATTAGCAAGTCGATTAGCCATTCCCATTACACTGTCTCCATAAATCGTTGGGCCAGTCGAAGGCGGGGAGCCAAGTGGTGAATAGGCAAATGCCGCTTAGCCACTTCTGTATCTAGGTAGGCAGGGTTAGCCGTCACTGTGATTTCGCGCAAATCCACATCAATCAACTCTCGGTGTGGGTCACCCTCCGCAGATCGAGTCCAATGGTCACCGCCTTTTGGTGTTGTGAAGGCGAAACTGGCCCCGCTCACATCACCACGCTTAACCAGTACACTCAGATCACTGCCAATTGATGTTTCGGGCAAATCAATTTCAAACTGTAGGCCTCTGGTATCTTCTACCAGCCGCAAAGTACCGGCACCGACTCGCCCTAGAATGCTGCGAGAATCATGATCGTAAAGAGCCAAGATTCCCGCAGGAGAAGCCAAGGAACGCTTAAACGCCCCTGGTCGGACACTTTCAGTAAAGCCACCTAAGTCCTGTGATGAGCTATCGAATACCGCTGCATAGCCCTCAAGGCGTCCGGCACTGGTAGCCCGCAGCTCTACCGCTGTTCGTACTTCCAATGCCCCATTCATTAGGCGGTTACCATGTCGGTAATGGCCGCAAAAGATTCAGCATGCCTTACCGCAATGTCGCAATCTTGAAGCGCGTTAATCTTCACTCCACCTTTGCTATACACATCGGTGTGGTAAGGGTTCACCAAGATATCGACCGCTGACCAGTAGCCAATTAGAAGGTCAGACCAGTTGCCGAAAAGCATTGTGGATAGTGCTGTGCCTGTACCCTTCGTTCCATCGTTAGGCACTTGAGTGCTTTGAGCCAGCGCATAGCCTGCCAGCTCTGTCGGCGTGCTCATAAGGAACTGGCTATCAGTGCTGGCCACTCGAACAGTGCCGCGCATTTTCTTCACAGCATCCGGGTTAGTTAGCCAGCCCAGCTTACCCATTAGCGCGTTGTCGGTCGAAAGCTCCGCAATAACATCGAGAACTTTTTCCCAAGTTGGTGCACCGCCATTGGTGCCCAGGGAAACTGAACCAATTCCGGCTGTGTTTAGAATGCCTGTAGGTTTATTGCCTGTGCCATCAGCGTTAATCGCTGCGTCATCAATCGCAGTGGCCAGTACATTGGCCAAATCAGAGCGCACCAGTTGTTCAACAGCCGGTACTGCGTTGATCAACATACGGCGTGAATATTCGACTTCTGCCCCCACAGTTTTAGGGGCCATGCTGACACTATCAAAGGTGTGATCAGACTCGGTAACAGCACCATGCTCGGCTACCCAATAGGCGGAAGCACTGCCAGTTAGGCGAGGTATATCTTGATTACCTACCAGGCCAGTCAAAACTGTTGCACCCAGCCCCTGAACTTGTAGCGAAGCTCGAAGGCGATCAATCATAAGATCAGCCCTATGCTGTTCAGGAACCAAATTGCCACCGCTACCGCTGGTAAGTACGTCTCGCTTTTCTAGAAACACCTCATGCGGCACCAATATGCCCGCAGGACTGGCCCCCGATCTACGCGCCAGTTCCTGGCTAATCTCCAACTCTCGGCCCGCATCCACTTCAGAGGGTGCCAATTGCTGTGCAATCGCCTTGGTAACTGAAAAGTTACGGCAAGCAGTTTCGAAGTCGCCATCATTACCGCGCTGGGGTTGGTTTGTGTCGGCAGCCATGCTGCGTTCTGCATCAGCGATGACCTGTGCCCGCTCCAATTGCGAATCAAGGCTTGTGAGCTGCCCACGTAAAGCATCGAACTTTGTGGACTCATCGCCCGACAAATCCCGAGTCTCTTTACCGGCTAACTCTGTAATAGCTCTCATTTCCTTTACAGCCGTACTGCGCTGCTCTCTAATTGCTTGAATGTTCATAAATCTACTTCTCCGTCTAAGGGAACCGGTACTCGATAAATCTTTCCCGGTTTGGCTGCGTCTCGCGACAGTGCCTGTTAAAAAAAAGTGTCAGTCCTTCAATTTCAGCTCGGAACGAAGGCTGGCCAATTGAGCATTCTCTCCAGTTGAGCCCATATCGATTGCACCAGCGTACGCTGTCATCAATAGCAGTAGCTCGAATGCCTTCATCGTGCATGAAATGATGTGGGCACAGTAAAAACGTAGAGTTTCTGTGATGTTGTTCCAGTCAACAGTTGCCACCCTATAACCATCAACCCCAGTTTCCTTCCCGAAGTCTAGCTGTGAGCTTGCCAGAGCAAAGATTTGGTTTTCTGAACTACCCGGCTTTTTATTGGCCATATCACCCCTGGCATCCATCTTGATGGTTTCTCGAACTTGATTTGCTACTTCCAGCCCCATGAAAACTCCAACACGAGGAGATAAGCCGGATTGCGAGAGGCACTTCATGGTAGAGAGTACGGCTACATCTTCAGCGGTATACAGCCTTTTCCCACCGCCGGTCGTATATGACTCGATGCGTGGCTGGTATACGTCGGGTTTGATCCAGTTCTCCATATCTTTTCTCGTACACCCAGTTAGGTGGCGAACCTCTGCAGGGCCGTACTTCGGCTCCTCATAATTAACATGCTCACTAAACATTTTTCTAGGCCATATTTGATTGTATATGGCCAGAATACCCCTACAGAGGGGCATTGTCAAATTATCCCCCTCCGCAGGGTAATATTTTTATTCCGAGACCCGAAGGCCCCGGCTTAGCTAGGAAGGCTGGTCTTTTGTTATACCCATATCGGCTAGGGTTTTTGGTGTGGTCGCATCGTACGACTGCACCTCTTTTTGGTGTTGGTTGTCACCAGGCGGCTTTGCTTTCGGACTTTCACTCAACATCTTCCAGTATTGCGAAGTGTTCAATATCCACATCTACCACTTGGTCAATGACATGGCCCAAGGCGTACTTGATCTCTGATATGAGAAATTGAGCACCGGAGCCTGCATCGGCTATGGGGGAATCCCAATCAACGGAACCTAATAGTGCGATAAGGCATTTAACCCTGACCAGGGTATCGACGGGGTGCTCTTCGATAACAGGATTGGTGATCATGGCTTAACCTCCCGTAGCGCTAAGTGTGCATTTAGCTCAGCTTGCAGTTCATCGCGTTGCTGCTGAAGTTCAGCGGTGCAGGTTTCATCAACTCTATTGAGAAGGATTTGTATGCCCTTGAAGTAGAGACCCCTATCGTTCAACCACGCGTGGCGCATGATAAAAAATAACTGGAGCTGCTCAGTGGAAAAGTCATCGACGATAACGTTATCTAAAGGAGTTTTGGGGACTTTCTGCGCAACGCAGTCAGATAGTGTGGTCATAGTGACCTCCTTGGTATTGGGTAAGTAACCGCCACACAAGAGGCTTCAATCTCAGATGGTGGCGGACTGATGGGTTGAAGCTACCGCACCAAGGGGCGGCCTACCCGAAGGTAGCCCACCAGCCCGCCATAAAGAGCGCGCATAAAAAAACGCCAATGACGGCGCTTTCTTTACGCCTTGGAATTAACGGGGCTTCAATCCCGGTGACAGATTTTGCTGTCACTCCTACATAGTACGCGCATCACAGGTTCGGTCAACTGCGCGAAGTACGTATTTACTTTCCAAATATTAAAAGGTAAATTGGACCAATCACTTAACTATAATTTGACGAAATCAAGGGGCCGCAGTATACTCCGCCGCCCCAAAAGCGGAGCACCCCTTTTGAGTGGATCGACCCCTATTTCGGCGAAACTGCGCTCGCCGGCATCGCATGATGAGTTTGTAGAGGTAAATGTACCGAACGTTTTGATGCAAAAACTGTCTGCTAGTAGGTCTTCAACCAAAATTTTCGAGCTGCAGTACGTAGTTTGCGGGCAACCACCGGTTGTAAACAACATTGGATACCATGAACGCAGCTCCAAAGTTGAAGATAACTGGAAGGGACTAGAGGACGCGTGTGGCATTTTCAGAGGTCTAAAAAGACCGATGAACAATGTAGGTGTAGCAGAGAAAATCTACGCTTATGTTCTTGCACCTAACTACACGTATGAATACATCCCAAACATGGTGTGTTGCGCCAAAAGGGATGAAGCGCCAAATAACGCTGTTTTTGTGGTTTATGTGCAGTTTGACGCAGATTTTTCGCGAGGTACTGTTTTATATTGGGAATGGGTAAAAGCTAATGGCGGTTTGCCCGAAGATAAGCAGGATCGCTATGATGAGGAGATATGGATCGATGGATAAATTAGTGGGCTACCTAGCGCAATTTGAAGCAGAACTTGCCTCGAACTTTTGCGCGCACGCGTCCTATTATGAATCTATGGACTTAGTCGAATATATGACGTGTGATGCTACGACAATTGCAGAGCGGGTCGATGATTTTCTGACTTTGATCTGGGATTCAAAGCTGGACGAAGTTGTTGGTTTTAAGGTTAAAGGCTTTAAGTATATCTTCAACACCTACCTTAAAGAGAACTATGAGTTTCTTGATGTACATTTCGTTCGTCTTGTTACGGCTCTTGAAGCAATTGTGAAAGACCTAGGCGATGACCTGATAGACGAAGATCGTCAGCGAGCTTACAGAAGGGCTATGAAATTGGCTGAGAGAGAC